TCAAGAGAATATTTCTCTAACACGTTGGCCTTGCTCTTTTTTATGTTCTTCTAATAAATGTGAATACGTGTCTAACGTTTGTGATATAGTAGCGTGACCTAAACGTTTACTTATATACTCGATTGGTATGCCTTTAGATAGTAAGTAAGATGTGTGCGTATGTCTGAGTGAATAGGGAGTTATATTATTATCGTTTAATCCTATCACTTCTTTTGCTTTTCTAAATGCTTTACTTACTGATGTATGACTAACCGAGAATAACTTGCCATCAATTCTACGCGGCATTTTAGCTAATTTTGAATTTATGTGCATGATATCTTTTGAATTAACTTCTACATCACGTTTTGAATTCTTTGTTTTCGTTCCAGGCAAATGAATTATGCCATTCGCTTTGTTTAGATCTTTGTAAGTCATATTGATGACATCGCTATATCTTGCGCCAGTAATGCCTAATAGATATAGCAAAACATAACTTTCTTCATCTCTTTTCTTGAAATAATCTAGCAAGTTTAAATAGGCTTTTATCGTAATAAACTTAAATTTCTCATCTTTAGCTTTTTCAGTTCCTTTGATATTTACGTTATAAGTAGGGTCTTTCTTCAAATAGCCATCGTATAACGCGTCTCTAATACATCTAGCAAGACAACCGTGTACTTTTCTTACTGTTTCATCAGTGTGACCTTGTGCGTATTGATTTAAAAACTTTTGATACTCACTACGTGTGATATTTTTAACTAACATATTTTCTCCGAAATACTCACTGAATAATTTAATCGATCTTTCATACCAGTAGAATTGTTTGCTAGACAACTGTTTCTTGTTCTTAATTTTTATCCAGTCATCGTAGTAGTCGTTGAACTTTTTATTATCTTCAATGTTGTTGCCATCTTCCAAATCTCTAATTAATTGTTGTGCTGCATTAGTAGCCTCAGCTTTTGTTTTAAAACCAGATTTACGTTTTTTACCAGACTTTAAACTAGGATGTTTAACATCATATTGCCATGATGAGCTTGTCTTATTTTTGCGTTTTGTTACTGTAAATGTTGCCATTTTCCGTGTTCCTCCTTAAAAAAGTAAAAAATAATAAGGGTAGGTGGACTACCCATAAATATAAAACAATTTCTTTTCATGTTATAATACATAAAAAAGTAGGTGTTAATATGTCTCCAAAAGTTAAAGTTAGAAAAAAACCAGTTGTTGTTCATGCAGAAAAATCTAAAGAAACGCAATTTATTGACACATTAGAAGGTCGTATGAAAGCTGAAAAAGGCGATTGGATTATAACTGGAGTAAATGGTGAAAAATATCCTGTAAAGCCTGATATTTTCGAAAAAACTTACGAAGTACTTCCCGATTAAATTTCGAGAAGTGCTTTTTTAATAGATTCGTAAGTAAAAGAATATGCCCATTTAACTTGTTTGTTATACAAACGCGTTGGTGTATGATAAAATCTATCTATTTTGATAGCGACAATGGGTTTATTTAATTCTTTTGCAGTGTCTATTTCCCAATTAACCCAATCAGAAGTATGAGTATTTTTTCCAACGATACAAATAACTTTATTGGATTCTTTAATTTTATCCTTAATTCTCCTTTTGATGTATATAGCATCCGTAGAATTGATACTTATTCCTATGCTTGTATCTTCAAATTTTAGATGGTAAAAATTTTTATTTGGATTTTTCGACCATGCAACAAGTAAATTTTTATATTTAGAACCTTCGTCATCTGCTCTATAACTTACAAATAATTTTCCTAACATTTTTCCTCCTCCTTAATATCCTGTCTCATTGTTTGCCAATTAATATTCTCATTAGAGATAATTGATTCAACACGTGAAACTAAAAGTTTTATTGGCTCTTTCTCATTGTCATAAGGTTCAACACTATTTAAATATAAGTATTTTTCATGTTTTAATACCTCACATGTAGTTCTATATTGAATATAATTTTCATGAAACTTCTTTATACTACTAATAGACTGAGAAATTCCAATGAGTAAACCTAGTACTGATGTAACAATAGTAAAACTTAGTGAATTAAGCAATAACGAAAAAGGGGTTATTGCTGGAATTAATGCGCCTGCAATAATTTGTATATATTTATTTAAATTGTATTTTTTTTGACAAGATATACTTTTTTTATCATACCAATTTATTTGATCTTCTAACCTATCACGAAGGTAATCTTCCATTTCTTAACTTCCTTTGTATATATTAAAACGAACAAAGATATTAGTAATTAATACGAAGTAATTTATACACTATCAATGCTTCGTCATTTAAATCGTTAGTAGACGATTTTATTAGTTGTCTTCTAACTTACCATTTTCTTCTGCCCATTCTATTTGTTCCTGAACCCATCTACTAGGTTTTTCTTTTGTTGATTGCATTGATTTATTTACTTCATCGTAATCAATCATGCCTGCATCTGTACCCCCATAGCTTTGAGGAACATTTTCATAAATTGACTTTTCTTGACCACTTTCAACTCTTAACGAACTTTCATAAGCTGCGCTAGCAGGTCCTTCCATAACATTACCTTGAGGTATGACGCCGTTTGCTACTGCACTATTGTAAGCTTGAATTTTTTCTGTTTCACTATAATTCCCATAGATGACAGACTCTAAAGTGCCTCTATCTTTAATATTTGTTATATCAATACTTTGTGTATTTTGATGATTTTCATTTGATGAGTTATCTTGAGTGTTTTGTTTATTATTATTTTGATTTTCATTATTCTTTTCCTCTGTACTTGAAGAATTTTGTTCGTTGCTTTCATTAGCAGATTTTTCTTTATCATCGTCTGATTTCTGTTTATCATCTGATTTTTTATCTTTCTTTGGATCATTCGACTTCTTATCTGATTTACTTTCTGATTTTTTATCATCATCTTTTTTCGAATTGTCCTCACTTTGCCCACATGCACCTAACACCAACAAACTTGCAAATATTAAAAATAAAACCTTTTTCATTCTACATTTCTCCTTTTTTTATATTTCTTTATATTTAAAAACCCTCAACGGCTCAAACGTAATAGAGTAATCGCCGTAGTGAGTTCCAATACCGTGTTTATTTTTGTAATGCTCCAATATTTCCATTACGTGTTTTTCACTTAATTGAACATATTCAGCTAATTCATATAAGTTGCTTACACCGTAATGATGTGCCTCCACAATAATACGTAAAGGCAGTGCTGCCTCATATCCGTGACGTCTAGCGTAGTTTTCAAACTTACGGTTATTGAATTTAGATTGGTCTAATATGTTGCCGTATGTAAGTTTGTGATGTGCTAATTCTTCATATAACACTTCAGCTTTGCGTGTTTCAGATAAAGAAGGTCTTATAAATATTTCATTTTCTTGATACCAACCATCAAATCCGTATGGTACTCTTTGTGTTTCTGTTACTTCTATTTCGCATTGCATAAGTAATTCTTCGTATCTTCCCATGTGTCGCCCCCCTTTGTTACATCATTTTTTTCTATCTCTAACCCATTGCATAAAGTTTTCGATTTCTTCCCACTCTTCTGGAGTGAATTCATCTTTATTAGCATGACCAGCTATAGTTTCTTGCTGAAAACTTTTATCTTCTGTGATGTCAGAGGGCATAACGCCAAAATAATCAGCTAGTAATTCTATTTTATCTCTTCTAGGATATTTCACTGCGTTTATCCAACTACTAACTGTAGATTCTTTTAAATCTAAATCTTTAGCCATGTCTGTTTGTGTTTTACCTTTGCGTTCTAAAAGATTTTTTAAGTTTTTTGAAAGAATTTCTTTAGCCATTTTGTTGCCTCTCTTCTTATTTAAGTGTTGTCTAAATTATATTAAAAAGTTTACAAAAAGTAAAGTTAATTTCTAAAAAAGTTTACTTATTGTGTTGACACTTTACTTTTAGTGTAGTAAATTAGGTACATACCTTACAGGGAGGTGACAAAATGACAGACACGATTGAGACTTTTTCTCTGAAGGGCGCAAGGAACGAGTTTGACTATACACAAGAACAGATAGCTGATAAGCTAGGCGTTTCAAGAGCGCAATATATTGCATGGGAAAAAGGAGATGTAGTACCTAAAAGCATGGTTGTTTACGCTTTAGCTTACATCTATGGCATTAATGCTGACCTATTAAGAGTCAGCAAAAAAATTTAATACTAACTTCACTTTTAGTGTAGTAAGAAAGGAGGTAAATTAATTGAACGAATTACAAAATGATCCAATTGAAATGTTCAGAACAATTAACGTTTTATTAAAAGAAATACAAAAAAACCCAAACCCACAGTTGATTGAGGCAACTGCGAATTTGGTCTTAGCTTACAAAGAAGTCACTAGATAAATTTTGGTGGTTCAGAACTAGTATTTAAATATTCTATCCAAACCACTCTGTCTAAATTAACGATGATCTTTTCAGGTTTTTCGACTTGAAGAATACCTGCGATTGAAGGTGTGTTTTCTAAAACTTCAACTTCAACTTTATCGCCATTATCTAAGTGAAGTTTTAAAGACATATCCTCGTATCGATCCAGAAATTGTCGGATGTTATCAATGTTCACAATATCACCTCCTTTTATAAGGAGTATAGCAGAAAGGAGCATAAACAATATGCAAGATTTACAAGTATTTAATTTTGAAGAATTACCAGTAAGAAAAATAGAAGTAGATGGAGAACCATATTTTTTAGGTAAAGACGTGGCAGAAATATTAGGTTACACAAGATCTGATAATGCAATTAGAAATCATGTTGATGATGAAGATAAGCTGACGCACCAAGTTAGTGCATCAGGTCAAAAACGAAACATGGTAATCATCAACGAATCTGGTTTATACAGCTTAATCTTTGACGCTGCTAAACAAAGTAAAAACGAAAGTATTAGAAAGAAAGCTAAACGTTTTAAACGTTGGGTAACCGAAGATGTTTTACCTTCCATTCGTAAAACAGGTACTTATCAAGTTCCTGATAATCCAATGGACGCATTGAAACTTATGTTCGACGCACAAAAACAAACTAAAGAAGAAATAGCGACTGTTAAAGCAGATGTTATTGATATCAAAGAAAATCAAAAGCTAGATGCAGGAGAATACGGATTGATAACAAAAACAGTTCACCAACGCGTTGCTTATATCAGACAAATTCACGGACTACCTAATAATAAAGAAGTTAACAAACCTTTATATAGAGATATTAACAGTAACGTAAATACGATGGCTGGTATTAAAACAAGAACACAATTAAAACAAAAACATTTCAATGACGTAATGAATATGATCACAAATTGGTTTCCATCTCAATCAACAATGTATGTCATCAAACAATTAGAAATGGACTTTGAAAACGAAGTGTAAGGAGTGATAGCAATGGAATACATTGGATTTGCGGACGCTATCGAGTTTGTGAAAATAAGTGGAATTTCTAAAAACGATTTAGAAAAGCACGTTTATAGCAATAAAGAGTTCCAAGAGAAATGTATGTACAGATTTGGCAAGAATCATAAACGCTACATCAAGATTAGACCGGCAATTGACTTTATAGAACAAAATTTAATGGTGTCAGAAACGGCACTTTAGAGGAGGTTTACCGATGAACAAATTACAACTCATTAAAATAGCACTCCTAACAGCACTTTTGGTCGTGGAAGTTAGGAATGCTAAGGGTGAAACTAAATACAATTACGATTCTATTAATGGCAAATGGAAAAGAAAAGGAAAAGCGACTATGCGTTCATAATACGCTTTATTAAATCCCATTCATCTTTTTCGTGCCAACCTTGATAAATATTTTTGACTTCTATTACTAATAGTCTATCCGAATCATCTAAATAAGGTTGGATTTTTTGAGTTATTCCATCAACTGATAAAGATGAATTTACTAAGTAAGCAGATTTCCAATAACTACAATAACCATTTGATATTTCATTTCTAATTACCTTAAGTACATCAGTATATTTTTGACCTGGACTATTAAGGTCATAAGTTATTAAATATTTACCCATATTTATTACACCCCCAATCTATCGCAGTAGCGATAAAAGAATTATAGCACGAAAACATGGAACAAAATTTAAATCGTAAAAAGGAGGTTACAAGATGAAGTACTTACTTAGCTACATGACGATGTTTATCGCAATGATCATCACATTACTTTTAGGAGGTGGTTTCACAACAGTATTAGGGATTTCAATGCTAACCCTTATCTTTAGCACATTCTTCTGGGAAACGTGGCTTGATATAACAAAAAAGACTGAAACTTGCGCCAACAAGTAACAGTCAAACACTAACTAAAATATACAACTTAAATATACAAGTGGAGGAGAGAAAATGCAAGAGGTAATCACAGTCAAGTTGACTAGAGAAGAATACTCTCAACTAATTAAAAGCCAAATAGATTTAGATTTCTTGCAAAGCGATTACGACTATTTAAACAAACGTTACGAAGATATGTGCGATAGATATTTCGAACTTAGAAAAGATTTCAGAAAAGCTATAGAATCATGCGAAACACAAAGCGAAACAATCAAAGTCATGGATAGAACAATCGACATGCTGCATAAAGGAGTGGTTGGCATTGAAAGAAACAGTGACATATCTAATTAAACTGAAAGACGCTCCTTTTGACTTGTATATCACTAATAAACCTAGTGCGAACTTTCCTACAATCAAATATTCAACAAGTAGTGGAGATGCTAAAGATTTTGACGGTTTAGATAAAACTGTTATTGACATGACAAAACACATAGCAATTAAAAAGACGGTAACTGAAACAACTAAATTTGAGGAGGTTGAGTATGACTGAAGAACTTAATTTATACCAAAAAATAGCTGACGTTAAAGCTAATATCGAAGGGTTTACAAAAGACACTAAAGGCTACAACTACAGTTACGTAAGTGGATCTCAAGTATTACACAGAATTAGAAACAAGATGATTGAACATAATCTATTACTCGTACCAAAAACATCAGATGAAAACTACAAGCAAATCGAGGTTACTAGATTTAACAAAAAAGCGTCTCGAGAAGTTACAACATCAGAGTTTGTTGTTGAGATGAAATTAACTTATTTATGGATCAATGCAGATAAACCAGAAGAACAACTTGAAGTGAACTTTTATTCTGTAGGTCAACAAGATGATGTATCGAAAGCACATGGTACGGCATTAACGTACGCAGAACGTTATTTCTTAATGAAATTCTTCAATATCCCAACTGATGAAGATGACGCAGACGCAAAACAAAAGCAAGAAAAGTACAACAAAGTAAGTAGTCAAACAGTCGGCGTTCTAAAAGAAGAAATACTTAAATTTGTCGACTTGATGAAATCGTTAGGAAAAGAAGTATCTCAACAACAAGCAGAACAAACTTTTGGCATACAAAACTATTCGTCAATATCAGAACAACAAGCAATCAATACAATCAACAAAATTCAAACAATGGCTAAAAAATATACGGAGGCGAAATAATGACTAACTTAACAATTTTGACAGGACGTATCACTAAAGATTTAGAACTTAAACAAGCAGGACAAACACAAGTAACTAACTTCTCTATGGCAGTGGACAATCCATTCAAAAAAGATGATACATCATTCTTTGACATCGTAGCGTTTGGCAAAACTGCCCAACTATTAAACGACTATTGCGGTAAGGGAAGCAAAGTTTTAATCGAGGGCAACTTGAAGCAAGACCGTTTCCAAGATAAAGAAGGTAACAATCGTTCAGTAGTACGAGTGATTGCAAATAGAATTGAATTCTTAGATAGCAAAGGTAACAACCAACCTCAAAAACAACAAGAACATACTACACAGACAAAAAGTAAAAATCCATTCGCAAATGCAACGGGCCCTATCGATATAACTGATGAAGATCTCCCGTTCTGATTGGACTGATTAGATGGTAGTAATAAAAAACTACATTACAGAAGATGACGGTACAACGACTGTAGTCATCAAAGGAGTAGAACTAGATAACAAAACATCATTGCTTTTAGACAACGGTTACGAAGTAGAAGCAGATGTAAGAGTTGTAGATCCATTCAAGATTACAGATAAGCAGCGTAGAAAAATATTTGCTCTCTGTAACGACATAGAAGCACATACAGGACAACCCCGTAACTATATGAGGTATATGTTCATGGATTACGTAGAAGTCCTCTATGGCTACGAAGAACACCTATCGTTGAGCAATTGCACTAGAGAACAAGCAAGTCAAATTATAGAAGTCATTATAGACTGGGTGTTTCATAACAATATCCCACTCAACTATAAGACAAGTGACTTACTTAAGAATGACAAGGCGTTTCTTTACTGGTCAACAGTCAATCGTAACTGTGTTCTATGTGGTAAACCCGGAGAATTGGCACATCATAAAGCGATTGGCAGAGGCGCTAATCGTAAGACAATGGATCATTACGGATATGAAGTGTTGGCGTTGTGTCGCGAACACCATCAATCGCAGCATGATATGGGTGTAGAAACCTTCGATAAGTTACATCATCTTGAAAATTCGTGGCTTTCAGTAGACGAACGCCTAAATAGAATGTTGAAAGGAGTTAAATAATGGCAGTTTTTAGAGTTTACAAAGAAACTGGTAACTTCGTAACTGTACACAAAAATTTTATTCATGACGATAACCTAAGCTGGAAAGCTAAAGGAATATTACTTTACTTATTAAGCCGACCTGATGACTGGCAAATATACGAATCAGAATTAGTTAGACATTCAACTGACGGACTTAGTGGTCTTAAAACCGGCATAAAAGAATTAGAGAAAGTTGGTTATATTCAACGAACTAGAAAACGTGATGATAAAGGTAGGTTGAAAGAATATGAATATGCGGTCTATGAAAAACCTAACCACATTCGATTTTCCAACGTAGGAAAAACCTATATAGGAAAAACCTACGTAGGAGAATCGCACACTACTAATAATAATAGTACTAATAATGATTCAACTAATAATAAAAACACTAATAATGTGACAGACGAGACATCAAAATCATTCCAATATATTAGTAATAACTTAGAAATCATACAAAGTCCATTAAAAGCACAACAACTAGAAGAAGCTATAAAGGATTTTAAAGATAACAAACTAGAAATCGTTACTGTAGCTACTGATTACTGTAAAGAAAACAACAAAGGTATTAACTATCTTATCAAAGTATTAGAAAACTGGAATAAAGACGGTGTCAATACTAAAGAGAAAGCAATATCTAAAGTTAAACCTAGAAACAATAAAGAAGATGATTACCTAGCTAAGAAGAAACAGGAACTATTAGGAGGTTAGACATTATGTCAATGACTGAACTAGAAGCAATTGAAATATTAGAGTTAATAAATAATGTCTACGATATGAAATTCAATAAAATTAAGTACAACCTTTGGGTAGAACAACTCACACAATATGGGGATTTCGACAGAACACTACACAAAACTAAAAAATATATTAGAGAAAGTCGTTATAAACCTACGATTGCACAAATCATTGATCGTAAACCACCAGAAATGGAAAGTACAGTGATACCAGAAGAACAGACTGATAAATACAGAATGCAGCACGATAAAGAATTTAGAGAGAAAAGGCAACAATTAAGAAAACAATGGCAAAAGATGAAAGAAGATTGGGGGTTAGATGATGAGTATTGATGTATTGAGTACCGAAGAATCTATAATATCTAACCTCATGCGTAATCCAGAATTACTAGGTAAATTCAGGTTAAAGCCTGAAATGTTTACTGATGAGAAATTAAGAGTGTTCATTGAGTATGTGTTAGAGCAAGGCAAAGTCGATGTAAATCAAATCTACTTTAAAAGTCGTGACGATAATGAATTTATATCTACTGACCGATTAGGTCGTTTATACAATTCAGACGGCACTGACAAGGCGTTTTTTATGGACGACCAATTGAATCTATTACAAGAATACGTCTTGTCACAGGCTCGTGAGAAGCTTACAGAGTATCAATCAATGCCAAGTAAAGAAAATTTTAATTATTTGGTAGAAGAATTAGAGAAATTAAAAGGTATGACAATAAAAAAAGCAGACGCTACTGATAGTTTTCTAGCTGAAGTTGTAGAAAATATTTTATCTGATGAACCAAAACAATTTATTAAAACTGGTATTGCTTCTATAGATAACAAAATCATTGGTTTTGAACCAGGTCAGTTGAATGTATTAGGTGCAAGACCTTCGTTAGGTAAAACTTCTCTTGCATTAACAATGATGTGGAATATCGCGCAGCGTGGGTACCCTACAACGTTCTTTAGTTTAGAAACTGGAGGTAACAATATCGTTGAGCGATTAGTTGCAACAATAACAAATATTCCGCTATCTAAAATCAAGCAAGGTAACGGTTTGAACGATGATGAAGTTTCATCGGTAATGTCTGCTATAGATCAAATTAAAAAATGTAATTCTTTGAAGATTGAGGACCAAGCACAAATGACACCACAAGATGTTAGAGAAGTTGCTTCTCAAAAAACAGACAAACCTCATGTAATATTCATTGATTATCTTACACTCATGCAGTCAGATGTACCTCAGCGTGATAGACGATTAGAAGTTGAAAAGATTTCTCGTGATTTAAAAATTATAGCTAAAGAAACAGATTGTATCATTATCGCGCTATCTCAATTAAGTAGAGGTGTAGAAAGTCGTAGTGATAAACGTCCGATGATGTCTGATTTAAGAGAAGCAGGAGGGATTGAGCAAGACGCGAATATGATTTTCTTCTTATACCGTGACGATTATTACGACCAAGATCAACAAGACAACATTACAGGCAAGTCGGAAATTGAATTCATTATTTCTAAAAATAAAGACGGAGAAACAGGGGTGGCACACCTTGATTTCTACAAGAAAACGCAGAGGTTTTATGGATGAAAGTTTATGAGTATCAGCAACTTTTAGGTTTTATGTATCGAGAGGATTATAAAGAAGATCCAATCATAGCCAAAATATTAATCGAGTCTGGGTGGGCAATTAATAGGTTGCTTGACGCCGGCACCATTAAACCTTTTGACGATTACGAAAGCGTTAAAGAATTAATCATGAATGAAACGAAGTGGAGGCAACCAGATGGGACTTATCGACGGACTTAAAAAGCAATACACGTTATATCAGATTGACGGTTGGAAAATGTGCAGTGTAACGCCGTTAGGAGAAGATACATTCAAACTAGGTAACTATGCAGGCATACACTTTAGAAACACATTCTCAGGAACAGTAACGAAAGATGAACTAGAAAAACTGAAACGTAAATACAAGTTGTTCAGAAAAGAAGAACTGCAACAGCAAATGACAATTAACGAATTATTATTTTGAGGTGGAGCATTGAGTAAATACAATTCTAAAAAAGTTGAATATAAAGGTTTTGTGTTCGACAGCAAAATTGAATGCGACTTCTACCAGCATTTAGAACGTAACTTAGGCAATGGATATGATCATATCGAATTACAACCTAGATATGAGTTGATACCTAAGTTTGATAACCAACGTAAAACAGAATATATAGCCGACTTTGCATTATGGAAAGATAACAAGTTGCTTGAAGTGATAGACGTAAAAGGAATGCCAACAGAAGTAGCGAAGTTGAAAGCGAAAATATTCAGATATCAAAACAGAGAAGTACCACTCACATGGATATGCAAAGCACCTAAATACACAGGGCTTGAATGGATAACGTATGAAGAACTAACTAAGGCACGCAGAAAGCGTAAGAAGGAGAAGATGAAGGATGGTAAAGGTTAAACGTAAAGTAGAAATGACATTACCAGAGTTGATTACATGGGCATGGAAGAATGGAATTAAAAGTGAAATGTTTTATAGCAATATTGATGGTCATTATGTGCATTTTGATATGGCCGAAAGAGTTTTTATAGAGCATGAAGTTGATAAAGATGAAACTTTCACAGTAGAAATTGGAGAAGAGATTACTGAAAATACAAAAATTCCAGAAATGCTTGAGATATTTCAAGATAATGATGCAACGCAATGGTTCGGGAATTCTATTGAACAAGTAAAAGACGACTTTAGTAGAGAATTCTGGTTAAAAGACGGAAATACAATGACACTCATCTGGAAATATGGCGAATTGGTCGGTGATGAGTAATGGCTAATAGAGAAGAAACAGTCACAGTCGAAGCAACAATGAAAGTTAGATGTAAGTATCCAGTTTGGGTAAACAATCAAATTACTGCAAGTGATGAAAAGGAACGCATTTTAGATTTAATCAGTAAGAATCCTGAAAAAGAGTTAATGAGCGAAGATTTTAAACTAATTGAATTGGTAGAGGTGGAGTGAATGGAAGCGACAAAAATGAGAGTTAAAAATAAATATTTCTCTATTACACCAGATGTAGTAGAGAAAATGAAAGAAGCAGATATCAATCCCGATATCTTAAGACAAAGATTAGCTTCTGGTTGGAAGTTTGAAGATGCAATAGAAGCACCTATTGGAGTAAGACGTAGTGAGTGGGATAGTTTGAAACCTAAAGAGGATGAAATTGCTAGTTATAAAGAGAGAATGGAGCAACGCAGATTACAAGAGTTGAAACGTAAGAAACCACATTTATTTACAGTGCCTCAAAAACACCCTCGTGGTAAATGGTGCGCGCACCTTATGGAAAATGACATCTTCCCTAGAAAGGTGGTTAGATCATGAGTGTTGGAGATTTAAGTATAGGAGAATATATAAAATTTTCTGATAGAGACAACAAGCAAAGGTACGGGCAAGTATTGAACGTATATCAAGACGTATTTTATTTAAAATACGTCGCAGTAGTAAAAGTTGATGGTATTGGCACTATTAAAATAGACGATAACTATGACTTTATCAGTGTGCCTAGACCAACTAGTAAAGAAGTAGAAAAGACGTTAGATGACAAGGTTAACCACCCGTCACATTACACGTATGGAGAAATAGAAATTATAGACTTCATAGAGCAAGTCACTAAAGATTACAAGCCAGAGTTAGCATTTGCGATTGGTAATGCAATCAAATATATCAGTCGTGCTAATCGTAAGAACGGAAAAGAAGATTTAGACAAGGCGCGTTGGTATCTAAACAGAGCGTTTGAGAAGTGGGAGGGTTAATGAAATGAGAAACACATTGACAGATTTAAACAATCATTTATTTGCGCAATTAGAAAGATTAAGCGATGAAGATTTAAAAGGCGAAGAATTAAAAGAAGAGTTACAAAGATCTAGTGCAGTTTCTAAAGTAGCTCAAAATATCATTAATAATGGCAGTTTAGTGCTGCAAGCACAAAAGTTTAAAGATGAAAAATTAGATGCAGAATCAGAAATCCCTAAGTTGTTAGGAGAGTAATAGCCATGAGACATGTATGGACTGATGAGCATGAAAAATATATTCGAAATAACATCAAAGGTAAAACTAAGAAAGAAATGACGGAAATGTTTAATAAGGAGTTTGGCACTGATGTTACTACAGATAAAATGAAAGGTTTTTGTTCGAGAAAAAGGATAAGAAGTGGGGTTGATTGTAAGTTTAAAAAAGGTGTGCCTTCTTGGAACAAAGGTAAAAGCTTTCCTTCCAGAGGTAGAAGCGCTGAAACTCAATTTAAGAAAGGACAAAAGCCCGATAACACATTTCCTTTAGGAACGATAAAAATCACTACTGACGGTTATAAGTTTATAAAAATCAAAAAACGAGGTTCTAAAAACGAATGCTGGAAACAATACACACATTATTTATGGGAACAAAAGCACGGACCTGTGCCCAAAGGATATTGTTTAATACATTTGAATCAAAACAGGTCAGACTGTAGCGAAGAAAATATAGCATTGGTAAGTCGTAAAGAATTAGTACGTATTAACAAACTTAATTTAACTTCAACTGATCGTAACTTAACTAAAGCAGGAATCAACTTTGTTAAATTATTAAACAAACAAAAAGAAGTTAAGGACAAAATAAATGCTACTAAGTGATACGGTATCCCAACGATACAGATACAACACACAAGGCAAGACACCTACAGAAATACAACAGGAGTTACGACAGATAGGTGTCAAAGGCTTTGTGGTTAAGATAGCAGGAAGCAGAGTGACGATGAAAGTTAGTGAAAATGATATTAAAAAGAACAGGGAGTGTTTGAGATAGATATAAAAAATCATTTATATACTTTCCAAGCTATATGTACCAATGTAGTTGACGGTGACACGATAGATATTTTACTGGACTTAGGTTTCAAAACAACTGCAGAACGTAGAGTAAGGCTACTTAATGTAGACACACCTGAAAGAGGTCAAGAGAACTATAAAGAAGCTACCGACTTTACTAAAACGTGTGTAGAAGGCAAGAAAATATATGTACAGACATACAAGAGTGATGTGTTCGGTAGGTATCTCGCTAATGTGTGGTACGAGAACGGGCAACGTAGTTTGAATGATGATCTAAGGAGTGCAGGTTTGTTGAAAGAGAATTCTAAATGGAATGAGGGATAGAGAATGGCAGAAGTTAAGTTATCTATTGAAGAGTATCACAATGTTGTTAAGAATTTGAATACTTTAATAAAAAAGCTCTATGAGACGACAAAGAAATGTAGTGATTACAAACGCCAACGTGATGAACTCATCAATGATATGGCAGAAACGAAAAGGAAAGCAGAGGCGTTTGATGAGATAGTAAAAGTTTTAGCTAGTATCTCAAAAGAGATAGTGGAATATCCAGGCGATAATGATAAACAAAAAGAGGTTATCTACAAAAGATATGATGATTTATTTGAACCTATGAAATTATTGGAGGTAAACGATGAAAGATAAAGATTATAAAAGTTTATGGATAAAGTTGAAAGAGAAGAAATTAAAAGAATATGTGGAAGTACATCGCTCAGTAAATCAAATTATAACACCATACAATCAATATCATTTATTTGAGATAGCTAACGAAATGGTAAGTGAAAACGAATTAAAGCGAGATTTAAAATATATGGACCAACTAGACGGAACGCATGAGTTCCAAAATTTATTAAGTGATTTGGAGGCTTGCAATGGACAATAGAGAGTTTATCCAACGCTGCATAGTATCATCTACAGCTTTTACAGGACACGATGGGTGTTTACTAATCAAAGAGCTTAACGAAGTATATCGCAAGGCGGAGTTGTACGACAAAATAGTGGAAAGTAATTCAAAGAGTTTAGTAGAAAATGGAGGAACAATAAATGACTAAAGAACTAGAAATTAAATTATTAACAGAAAATGCGACTATGCCGAAGAGAGATAGATTAGATGCTGGGTACGATATCTATTCAGCAGAAACAGTAATACTTGAGCCACAGGAGAAAGCAGTAATTAAAACAGATGTAGCTGTAAACATACCTGAAGGGTATGTAGGACTATTAACTAGTCGTAGTGGTGTAAGTAGCAAAACGCATTTAGTGATTGAAACTGGCAAGATTGACGCCGGCTATCAAGGTAATTTAGGGATTAATATTAAGAATGATATGGAACAAGATAACTCCATGAGTATATACGATGATTTAGACGGGCAATTAGATGACGATGTGGTCAGTGTATTGAATATAAAAGGAGACTTTATTCAAGGAAATAATAGTTTCAATAAAACTGTTTACCAAATCAATAAAGGCGACAAACTAGCACAGTTAGTTATCGTACCTATTTGGACGCCGGAGTTAAAAGAGGTAGAGGAGTTTAGCAGTGAGTCAGAAAGAGGAGAGCAAGGGTTTGGATCAACAGGATTCTAAAGATATAGTAGCAGAGATTAAAAGAATACTAGGTAAGGAGTGAGTGGAAAGTGTTAGGACTTATTAAAGGACTTACAGATACATTTAGTATGAGTGAATGGAACGTAGTATGGATTGATGATGATGGTGAATCACATGGTAAAAGATTTTATTGGAAAACAGAAGCTAGAGAATTTTATGATAGTTTGCCATATTATCAAAAACGATTAGAAAGAGTGAGCTGGTGATAACGTGAAACAATTCCTAATTAGAGAATTTAAAGACGATACAGGTAATGTGTATGTAGATGTAGAACAACCTAGAGAGAATGAATGTATGACGTTGGTAGAGGCAGAGGATAAGGAAGAAGCGAAAGAGAAAGCAAAGCGTATATTAAGTCAGCACGATAGATTACAACTTAGAAAACTATATCGTTTGCAAGAAAGATTGGGATAAGGAGTGAACGGAATGATTAAACGCATATTAAAGATATGGTTTACTATCGCTATGTATGAGTTAGGTAAATGGATTGGTAGAGAGTTGTATTATAAGTTAACTGCTAACGATGAGGTGGAAGTGCCTAAGGACTTCGACGTGAAGGATCACGTTCATTTAAATGAATTATGGAAAGAGGTATTTAAATGACTTGGTGGATAGTGATTATTCCAGTTATGTATCTAGTATGGATATGTATAAAGAGTAAGGGGGAACATAAGTGATGTGGATAGCATTAACCATTATACTCGGCATACTTCTACTCATAGCAATAGGTAACAATACAGTGTTACGTCAGGAGTTAGACGCACAGAGATATACGAATGTGTATCTGTTTACTAAGTACGTGAGAGATTGCGATATAGAAGATGTGGAGTTTGAAATACAAAGAGCAAAGAAACAGTTTAAGTAATGGAGGTAATGTAATGGATAATATATTTAATCTTGACGGTAGTAAAAAAGAAGGTATTAATATTCAAAACCAAATGTATGAATTGAAATCAATGTTACCTTTAATACTTGAAGTTGCTAAGATGAAATCTGAATATCAGCACGAGAGATTAACAAGTTTAAGACAACAAGGTTTTACAGAAGAACAAGCCATAGAAATTATCAAAGTGGAACGCACACCTTTTGATCAATAATAAGTAATGGAGGTAGCACATGAACTTAGGTAAGACAGACATACCAAAGCTAGAAGAGTATTGGGAGAAGTATGAAGATATGAAAGGACAATTAGTATTCAGAAGATATGAGTTGTTATATCAACCAGCAGATACTAATTATGGTGGTGGTAAGAGTAACTTACCATCAAGTCCAGTAGAGAATGAAGTTACTAAATTACATAGTGACTTGAAGTACAGAAACCTACAAGCAATCATACAAGCCATTGAAGATGTATATAATAATGCTACACAAGAACAAAAGCTTATAGTTGATTATAGATACTGGGAGAAAGACTTAGCAGTATATGAGTGGCCAGACATTGCACACGAACTAACAAAGGCAAGAGAAGATAATAAAGTGATTAGTAGAGATGCTACACTTCGTATGCGTAACCAATTGATGAGAGAAACAGCTAAACGAATTGGTTGGATAAGCTTTGATTAA